GGCCGTCAAGGCATTGTCTTCGGCACTATTGGGCCATGGTGACGGGTCTGAGGATGACATCAGAGATGCGCTGGCAAATGCAACCCCAGATCAAATCGCCGCAATCCGCAAAGTGGATGCCGATTTCAAAGTCCAGATGAAAGAGCTGGATATTGATCTTGAACGAATAGCGGCGGGCGATCGAGACTCTGCACGAAACATGCAGATGCACACAAACGATTGGATTCCCCGTGTTTTGGCAATTCTTATCACTGTTGGTTTTTTTGGCATTCTGGTATGGATGCTTATCAAGGGAATGCCTGCAACCGGAACAGAAGCATTATTGATGATGCTGGGAGCTTTGGGAACGGCATGGACTGGGGTTGTCAATTTCTATTACGGGTCCTCTGCTGGAAGCAAAGCAAAAACAGATGCCCTCACAGCGAAGGAACTGCAAAAATGAATTTCAAGGGCGAAGCAGTAAAAATGCAGGTAGAAGAAATTCCTGCTATTGCAAACGAATTGGGCGTTGAGCCTGCGGCCTTGCGAGCCGTTCTAACAGTGGAAACAGGTGGGAGTGGTTTTGATGCCTCTGGTCGACCTAAAGCGTTGTTTGAACGCCATTACTTCTATCGTTTCCTCGCTAATCAATCTGATAAACAGGCTCTGGCAGCTGGTGCCGGTCTCGCGTATCCGAAATGGGGTGAGAGGCCTTATCCAAAAGGCTCTGATGCCGTCTATGCAGAGATTGAGGCAGCATGTGAAATTGATCTTGATTGTGCGCTACGCTCTGTTTCGTGGGGCCTTGGTCAAATCATGGGTAATAACCACAAGATGGTTGGGTTCGACAGCGCAGAAGATATGGTCAAGGATGCCATGGCCTCGGAGGCCAACCAACTGAAGCAGATGGCGGCGTTTATTAATTCTGCCGGTTTGTTGGACGAACTGAAGAACAAGGACTGGGCTGGATTTGCCAAGGGATACAACGGTCCAGCCTATGCAAAGAACCAATATGATGTTAAGTTGGCAACTGCATATGACAAATACAAAATTGCGTGAGGCTGGCGCGTGATTTTGTGACCTTGCGAGGGTTCTTATGACCACGGGTTTGAGTTACGATGGTACCGTTGCGGGAACCACCAGTTACATCACGCAGATCTCGGACATGGCGGTCGTAGAGCCGACCAATACGGTATTCCTTGAGATTTTGCCACAGATGATCACTTATGCGGAAAACCGCATCTATCGTGATATCGACCTTCTTTCGACGCAGATCCCACGCACTTACATCTGCACGATCGGTAGCAACATACTGTCCGTTCCAACAGGCGATTTCATTACCGTGCAAACTGTATCGGTCAATACGACTGGGACAACCTACAAGGCACTTCTGCCGGCCACAAAAGAATACATCCGCAACGTATACGATGACTCATCTGTTACGGGTGTCCCTAAAGTTTTTGCAATGTATGGCGGCGATCTGGCAACCTATGGCCAGACAAGCGACAACATAGAGTTGGGGCCAGCTCCTGCGGCGGCGTATACGATGCGTGTTACTGGCACGGTTAGGCCTCCAAGCATGTCGGCGAGCAACCTTACCACATTTGTGAGCACCTATTTGCCTGACCTGCTCATCATGGCAAGCATGATTTATATCAGCGCATACCAGCGCAATTTTGGCCGCGCCAATGATGACCCGCAAATGGCCGTGACTTATGAGAGTCAGTACAATTCTCTGCTGAAAGGCGCGGTTGTCGAAGAGGCGCGTAAGAAATTTCAAGCGGCTGGGTGGACGGCGTATTCGCCTGCTCAAGTTGCAACTCCGACACGGGGATAATCCATGCCTCACGCCTCGTTTAAGATCCTCCCCGGCGTCGATACAACTAAGACCCCAACGCTTAATGAAGCGGCGATATCCAGTGGGCAATTGATCCGTTTTATGCCTGATAGAACACTGGGTGGTGTGGTTCAAAAGATAGGTGGGTGGACCAAGTACATTGGGGCTACGATTGGGTCTATTGCTCGTGCCCTGTGGGCATGGGAGGACACAAACGCTAATTCCTATCTTGCCGTTGGAGCGGACGGGATTGCGCCAATAACGGTAACAGGCGCGTCAGGCAATGGTACGACAGTGACATTGACCTATGCAGGGCCACTTGTATTCCCAGTCGGCAACGGCATTACAGTCAGCGGGATTTCGCCAAGCGGATATAATGGTCAATGGACGGTAACGGCATCGACGAGCACATCGGTGTCGTTTGCTAGTGCATATTCGACTGCGTATGTAAGCGGCGGTTTTATCAGCGGCGGCGGTAACTCATTAAACATATCGACCGGCGGATCTTTGCGAGATATTACGCCACAGCAAACCGTTTACAATGTTTCCCCTAATTTCACCACAACAGCGGGTAGCAATAGAATTGTTGTAACGCTGGCAGCAAAAGCAATCGGTCAATTTGACTCCATGTTTTTGGAAGCTCCTGTTAGCATTGGTGGCCTGATCCTATTTGGACAATACCAGTGCTACGATCAGGTTCCTGCGAGCATTAATGAGTTTGTTATATACGCATACAATGCCGCTGGGGTAGCGGCCAATGCAACATCAAGCGTTGCAAATGCTGGAACAGTTCCGCAGTTTACTACAATCAATGGGTCCGTTAATGTGACGGTTACCTTAACAAATCACGGTTATTTTGTCGGTGACACGTTTACAGTTCTTATTACGACCTCGGTCGGGGGAATAACGCTGTACGGCAATTATCTTGTAACAAATATTTTGACAGCAAACACATTTACGATCGCCGCACAGAATGTCGCGACATCTGTTGCAACGGTTTCTGAAAATGGCGGAAATGCATATTATGTGATCTACAATGGGGTCGGCCCTGCAACCGCTGGTACGGGCTATGGTGTTGGTCCTTATGGAGCTGGTGGGTACGGTGAGGGCGAAGGTACTAGTGCTGCCTCGACAGGAACACCCATAACTGCAACTGATTGGACATTGGACAACTGGGGTGAAACTCTCATCGCATGTCCTAATAATGGTACAATCTACCAATGGAGCCCAACCAGCGGAGCAAGAGTTGCCGCTGCAATCGGGGCATCACCTTCTGTTAATAGGGGCATATTTGTTGCCATGCCGCAGAGGCAGATTATATCGTGGGGTAGCACATATACAGGCATCCAAGACCCGCTTTTGATCCGTTGGTGCGATGTCGAGAATTACAATGACTGGATTCCAAGCATCATTAACCAAGCGGGTTCATATCGTATCCCAAAAGGATCTAGGGTTGTCCAGTGCATCCAAGGACCGCAGCAGGGTCTTGTTTGGACAGATCTTGGGCTATGGGCAATGCAATATGTTGGACCACCTTATGTGTACTCATTCAACGAGCTTGGCACAGGGTGCGGTCTAATTGGCAAAAAGGCGGCAGGTTCTGTCAATAACGCAATTTACTGGATGGGGCAGAGTCAGTTTTTTATGATGAGCGGATCAGGTCCGCAGCCGATCCAATGCCCTGTGTGGGATGTTGTGTTCCAAGATTTAGACACGGATAATCTGGACCGAATCATTTTTGCCGCTAATTCCCGTTTTGGTGAGGTCTCTTGGTACTTCCCTGTAAAAGGTGGGAACGGAGAAAACACGCAATACATTAAATACAATTTTATCTTGCAACAGTGGGATTACGGGTCTTTGGGCAGAAGCGCATGGATCAATGAATCCGTTCTTGGCCCCCCTATTGGAGCGGGCCTTTTAACTAGTGATCCGTCCAGTTACATTTTGCAGCATGAGACGTCATACGATGCTGTAAATGGAAATGGAGATCCTATTCCAATGAACTCCTACTTTCAGACAGGGTATTTCACCATGTCGGAGGCGGACGTTAAAATGTTTGTTGACCAGATATGGCCGGACATGAAGTGGGGCTATTACGGGTCATCCAATCAAGGCGCCAACGTCTTGCTGACATTTTACGTTACGGATTATCCAAATACCCCGCCAACGGCGTATGGACCGTTTACATTGACGCAAGCATCTACGTTTATCACTCCCCGGTTCCGTGGTAGGTTGGTTTCAATCCGCCTTGAGAGTAATGACATCAACTCGTGGTGGCGATTGGGTAATATTCGGTATCGCCTGCAACAAGATGGAAAATTCTGATGGCAAGCCTTGACGATATTTTATCCGCTCAAAAAAATGGTGTTATTGCCATTAACAGCGTGGTTAAAAGCAACCAGCGTGGGCAAGGTATTGTTACATCTCTTACGGCCTCGGCAGGAACGCTTGTTGTTGCTGGGGCCGGGTATCTTGTGTCTTATACTGTAGTCGTTGCAGGCTCCGCAAATGGGCTAATTTACAACGCTAGTACGGTGGCCGGCGCAACTGCCACAAACGCTCTATGCGCTACCGACAAAACAAGTGTTGGCGTATACAAGGTTGGTCTCGCGTATACTGACGGCATAGTTATTGTGCCGGGTACGGGTCAGTCTATTAATGTCACATATAGTCCGGGGTAATCCTATGCCGTTGAAAAAGGTCAAATCAAAAGCAGCAATTGCGCTGAGTACAGCCCGTAAGGTTCGTGCTTATGGTGGGCGCATGGGATTTAAGGACGGCAGTAATGTTAAGCCTGACTGGGCAAAAGAAGGTTATGATCCTACGACAATGAAGGCGCGGTTTAAATATCTGCGACCTAATCAATCTCGCCCTGAACCAGAGGTACCTTCACCTAAGCAACCAAAAGATGCTCCTACTCCTGTTCCCTTGTCAGATTCTAAGGACATCTCAAATACTATTAGAGAGTCGTATACTGGTGACCCTGCTCAAAAAGCGGCGTTGCCCAAAGGCGGAACTCGTGCGGATGACGCACGGCTGGAAATTATGAAAAAGCAGTTTGCTGGTGGAGATAATGCCGCTGGTGCCGGTAGAGGCGTAGTGCCCAGTTCATCCCCTAGTTTTAGGCAATATAATCGTCGCCCTGAAAACGAAATGATGCCTGAGTCAGGGTATGAGTACCCCCAACCAGATCCAGTGCCTTCTGCCCCTGCTTTTGCTTCTGGGTTGCCAAAAGAAAAAATGCCTGCACAAACCCCATTATTGCAGGGTGGCATTAATTATGAAGGTGGAAGGGGCATAGCAGGCCCAGCTCCATGGTCTAAAGTTGCTCAAATTTCACGGGCCGCACCGGGAACGTTTTCCGACGAAGATTATATGGGAAGCACACCCTATGATATAGGGACGCCCTCCAAACAACCTGCGCCTACTGGTAGGGTTCCTACCCCTCCCTCTCGGCCTGCCGCAGAGGCAACCCAACCCAAGATGACCTATTACTATGACCCCGGCGATGGTGCCCCCATCCGCCCAATGGGCGAAGCGTTGCCTAAAGGCATGGCGGCAGGGACCCAACAGGGCGGTGGGTATATCTTTGGTACACCCCCTGCCACTAAATCACTTGCCTCTGATCTCAGCGGGATGTTCTCTAGCGGCAGCAAACCGCAGGCGCAACCGCAACCAGAGCAGGCACAGCCGCAAGGCGACAGCGCACTTCAAAAATTTATTAAAGGCGACTTTACAAACGTCTTTGGCAAGGATGAAGCGCAAGGTCGTAAGAAAGGTGGGCGCGTTAATAAAAAGCGTGGCAAATATGCACACGGTGGCGCACCTGATGCTATTCCGTCAGCAATGAAAAAGTCTGAAGTTGGGCCTATTTCGTATTTTGGCAATGCACCTGCGGCATCTGAGAAGATTCATGTTGGGCCAATTCATAGCCCAGTGGCCGGTCGCACTGACCACCTGCCTGTCCATGTGCAATCTGGTGCTTATGTGATCCCTGCTGACATTATATCGGCAATGGGCGAGGGCAATACCATGGCAGGGTTTAAGGTCGCAAACACGATCTTCTCCAAGATCCCCGGCATGCAGGGTATGCCCGGTGAAGATGCACAACTGGGCCTACCAGAGAAGCGGGCAATGGGCGGGGCTACCTATGGGTCACCTGTTCCAGTGGTTGTAGCGGGAGGCGAATATGTCATCTCACCTGAAGACGTTGAGCATATGGGCGAAGGAGATCTTGACGCTGGTCATCGTGTCCTTGATGCTTTTGTTGTTAAAATGAGGAAGAAGACGGTGGATACATTAAAAAATCTGCCGGGGCCAAAGAAAAACTAAGGGGGTACTATGGAAGAGTTGGGGGTACGGATCGGGACGCCGGAGGATGTTGATAAATGCATGAACCTCGCGCTGGCGGCATGTGAGGACAATGGGTTTGTTGTTCCTAATCCTGTTAGATTGCTGAATGAGATATGGGCTGCGCTACACAAGGATCACGGATTGATCGGCATCATTGAAGGTGAAAATGGAGTTGCTGAAGGCGCGGTGTTGTTAAGGATCACCACGCCTTGGTACTCTGACACGCAGATGATCGAAGAGCGCGGTGTATTCGTCGCAAAAGAGTTTCGATCGGCAAAGGGCGGTCGGGCTCGCCGATTGTGCGAATTTTCTAAGAGCACAGCGGATGCCCTTGGCATTCCACTGTTAATTGGTGTATTATCGAACCACCGAACCGCTGGTAAGATCCGAATGTACGAACGGATCTTCGGGCAACCAAACGGTGCGTTCTTCCTTTATGGGGCCCACACAGGGATGCCCCATCTAGAATCGGAGTAAGCAATGGGCGGCGGCGGTAAAGGCGGCACTTCAACTAGCACGGTATCAATCCCACCAGAGGTGTTGGCACGGTATAATGCTGTCAATGCGCGGGCTGAAGAAGCCGCCAAAAAACCTTTCCAAGCATACGGCGGGGAATTTGTCGCCCCTCTTACAGATGTTCAGCAGCAAGGCATCTCGCAGACCCAGCAATATTCTCAAGCCGCACAGCCTTATTATACACGCGCTGCTGGGATGACAGAAGACGCTGTACGATCTTCTCAGCCTCTAACAGCAGAGCAGATCCAACAGTACCAAAACCCACATATCCAGTCTGTCGTTGACCCAACATTGAAAGCCTTGCAACAACAGCAGGCGATTGATAGAAACACGCAAACCGCACAGGCTATTCGTTCAGGCGGATTTGGCGGGACAGGCACTGAACGTCAACGTGCCATGACGGCAGGCCAACAGGAACTTGCACAAGCGCAGGCCATCTCGCCCTTGTACGCTGATGCCTACAAGAACGCATTGGCGACAGCGCAGCAGCAGCAACAGCTCCGCGTTGGAACAGGCATGCAGGGTGCACAGCAGTATGCTGGCATAGGCACTGGGGCTCAACAAGCTGGCCTACAGGGGGCTCAGGCTACTATTGGTGCGGGGACACTTGGGCAGCAGACACAACAGGCCTTTGATACCGCAAAGTACCAGCAGTTCTTGCAAGAGCGCGGTTACGATTTCCAGACAGCCCAGTTTCTTGCCAATATTGCAGAAGGCACGGGCGCACTGTCAGGTTCTACTACAACAAACCAACAACCGACTTCGTTCTTCTCAGATGAACGGCTCAAGCATGACATCAAGAAGATCGGTAAAACCAATGATGGTCAACCGATCTACTCGTTTAAGTACAATGGCGACGATCGTACCCAGATCGGTCTGTTGGCGCAGGAAGTTGAAAAGAAGCACCCAGAGGCCGTAGGTTTGTCTGGTGGTTATAAGACCGTAGATTATGCAAAGGCAACGGCTGGATCTCGTACCGCTCGTGCTTTTGGCGGTTTGGTGCCTGAGTCTATGGGCGGAGCTGTATATGAGCCCGGCAATTACTCTCGCGGCGGGTTTGCATATGGTGGCGACCCAGAAGACTTAAAGGCAATTCTTGCACAACAGCAAAAGTCGTTTGGTCCGTTTTCTGGCGGTGGTTTGTATGGTGCATCTGCCCAACAAGATCCACATGGTGCTGCTCCGGGGTATGTGCCTAAAGCATCTCTTCATGTGCCTAAACTGACAACATCAAGTTACCAACCCCGCCAGCAACAGGGCGAGTTTCAATCTGCCTTGCAGGGCATCAATGCGGCGGGATCAACAGCGGAAACCCTTGGTAAGGGTTGGGATCTTGCTAAAAGAGGGGCGGTTGGGGCTGCGGCTACAAAGGATACCCCTGCCTCAAGTGGGTTAATGGGCTACGGCGGAAAGTACGGCGCAACAGCTCCTGATGCAAATTCTGGTGGTACAAATATTAAGATAGATGAGACAGGAACACTTCGTTCTGCTCCAGAAGGGACAGTGCGTCCCGCAGATGTTTACAAAGGCCCTCAAATCAAAACGGAGGGTATTGATGAGGTAATTGATCCAAACCTTGACCTTACTGCATTTTCTATTCCGGCTGCTCACGGCGGAGGTATTATGCCTCGTCATGGGTACAGCAAAGGTGGGAATCCCTATTCATTAGAGCCCGATTTTTCAGGCGGCTATATGGGCATGGTTGATGAAGAGCCGCAGTCTCCTACGGTACTAAAAGGCCAGCAGGACGCAATGCGATCTGGTCAATTGGCAACCAAGGCTCCGCCAAACGGGGGGTCCAATGCTTTGGGATCTGCGTCACAAATTTATAGTGCTGGAAAGGCGGGCAAAGCCGGTCTTGAAGGCGCGAAAAGCCTGTTCGGTGCTGACAAAATTGGCACATCCACAATGTTGGGCGCAAATGGGGCACCTGTCACAAGCGCAGCAGAAATTGGCCCATTCCTGTCTCAGGCTACACCAGCGGTTCAGGCGGCAGCAGCGGCTCCGATTGCTGAAGGTGCAGGGGCAGCGGCGGCTGGAGCTGGGGCAGCAGAAGCGGCTGGTCTTGGCGCAGCGGCTGCTGAAGGCGCAGGTATCATGGGTACCCTTGGCACAGCCGCAGGGACCATCGGGGAATCGTTATTGGCAATCTTGCCATTTTTCTCTGATGCTCGCCTGAAAGACAACATCAAACAGGTCGGCAAAACCTTTGACGGCCAGAACATTTATTCCTACGACATGGGCGATGGCCGCACACAGATGGGGCTATTGGCGCAAGAAGTGTTGCACCATAAACCAGAAGCCGTTGGCAAGGATCAGGGCTACCTGACCGTTGATTATCGCAAGGCAACTGAAGACTCTGCGCCGCATCGCGCTTCTGGCGGGGTTGTCCCTCGGCAAGCATTCGGTGGAAATGATCCCGGCGGTGCTGTGCAACCTGCGCCGGTTGATGCAAACGGAGTACCCGGTCCAAAAGACGTTTATAATCACCTTATCAGTCAGGGCGCAGACCCAAATACTGCCCTTATGCTGACTGGTGCGGCGGCCAGCGAAAGCAATTTTAATCCAACAGCACCCCATGATTACGATCAAAACGGTGTTCCGGCTGGGTATGGCATGTTTGGGCATCAAGGTCCGCGTTTAGCCGCTATGCGGCAAGCAACTGGGGCTGAGAAGCCTAATTGGAAGCAACAGGCAACTTTTGCTCTCACTGAGGCGCAAGATCCTCGGTATCGGGATCTCTTGGCAAATGCAAAAACGCCGGAAGATTTTGCACGAGTGCAAATGCACTTTGAACGTCCAAAAGGTTATACTCCTGATAAACCAGAAGCTGGTCACAATTGGTCTGGGCGTGTAGCGCACATTGCTGCGCTTCAGCCTTTGACTGCTGGGCAGGATGTGAATTGGCCAACTGGTGCACCCAAACAGCAGCCTCAACAAGCGTATCCTTTCCAACAACAGATTGAAGGCGGGTTTGGCAAAGCAAAGGCTATGGCAGACAGTCTCGCCCCCACCGACTATCAAGGCAAAGAGCGTAAAGGCGGTATGGGAGAGTTCCTGACCAGCAAAGATTTTGTCATTCCTCTGCTGACCGGCCTTGGCACAATGGCATCTTCTCCGAGCCGGTATCTTGGCGCGGCGATCTTGCAGGGCCTTGGCGGCGGTGCTCAGGCATATGCCAACTTGCAGAAACAACAGGCAGACATTGGCCAGACTTTGGCGACTACTGGCCAGACCGGAATGCAGACAGAAGGCCTGCGTCAGGATATGGTCACCGGCTCCTTTAAGGTGCAGTCTGATGGCCGTGCAACAGTTACCTACCGTGCTCCTGATGGAAGCATCAAACTTATGTATGCGGCAGAGTTTTTTGCTCTTCCTGCGGACAAACGCCCACGCCTTGATCCTGTTTCTGAGAAAGAATCACAAGAATACGCACGAGCAAAAGGGCTTGTTACAACCCCTGCGCCTGCACCTGCTCCTACAGCAGGTGGCCTTGGAGCTGGTAAAGATGTTGTTGCTCCTCCTTCCGGCGCAGTAACCACGCCTCCTCCTGCCGGGGAAGTTACACCACCGCCACCAGCGGGCGGCCCATCTGAAACGCCGCAGATCCCCGGCGTTGTCGTGAACCCTGATCATCTCAACCAAATTCAGGAACGCGCCAAAACGCTTGAAAATCAGGGCAATGCTGTTATTTCCGCGCAACCAAGGGCTAAGGCCTATGATGAGCAGGCCGCACTTGCAACAGCCGCTCAAGCGCAACGCCCGCAGATGATGTCTTTTGCAGGAGCTTTGGCCGCATTGCCAAGGGGGCAAAGTGCTTTGACATCTGGTAAACAGCAGGAGGTGTTACAGCCTCTGGTTGCGGTGTTGAACGGGTTGGCGGGAACTGTCGGACTGCCAAACTTTGTAAATGCTCAGGCCTTGGCAAACTCTGAAGAAGTCAAAAAGTCTGTGAACCTGATGGCCCAACAGGCCGCCAAAGGTGGAAACCAAGCGTCTTATTCGGCGTTGAGCGAAATCATGTCTTCAATTCCTAGCAACTTGAACAGCCCAGAAGCGCAGGCAAAACTGCTTGCCGACATTTTGACGGTTCAACAGCGTGAAATTGATAAGGACAAGTATTTTGCGCTTGTTCGCAAACAGGCTGAAGGGCCAAACGGGATTTATTCTCGCGGGGTTCTTGGCACTGGTGCGGATGCCGAACGTGCGTTTAACGACAGCAATGCCGCTAAAATTGCACAAGAAAAACAGCAGTTAACTCGAATGTTCAACGAGCAGGCCAAAGGGCACACTGAAAATGGCCGCCCTGTGTCGGTAATGGAATATCTTGCTAAAAATGCTGGGACATTATCGGAAAAACAGCGGGCCGCGATTGAAAACAATTACGGCAAAGGAATCCTTCGGTACTTTGGCGCGGGTAATTGATCATGGCCGAAATTGATTTTTCAGACACAGTATCCATGCTGCCAAACGCTAAAGGCGGGTTAGGCGCGGCAAAAGGTGATTTGGACTTTTCGCAGACAGGGCCTTTGGAGTACCAACCAGCCCCAGAGCCGCAATACAGGGCCGCTTTAGGATCTGGAGCACAAAAAGGCGCACTGAGCCTTATTGGCATGCCCGCTGACCTCTCACAGGCCGCTAATGCGATCCCTGAGATGGGTATGCGAGCAGGCATGTGGGCTCGTGAGAAGATGGGTCTTCAAACCTCGCCAGAAGATAGGGCGCAGGTAGAGCAGAGGATTCAAGCAGGCAGGCAGGCCGCTGAAGATAGGCGGGGGAAAAACCTGCCAAGTATGGTTTCGCAACAATTCGGTGGCCCTGAGCTGAAATATCCGACCACGGAAGAGCTGGCACATGCCGCTCAACCGTACGCCGAAAAGGCATTCGGGGTCGGGCCTGCTACAGAATTTGCTCTCCCTGAAGAAAAGATTGCCAAGGCTGTTACAGAGATGGCCCCACAGGCAGTACTGGGCCCAGCGAAAGGCATTGTGTCTCGGTTTATTGCTGGCGGGGTTGGGGGCGGCGCATCTGAGGCCGCTGGGCAGTACGCAGAAGGCACACCATGGGAGTTGCCTGCTCGGTTGGTTGGGGCCGTAGCCGCTCCTAAAGCCGCTGAGTCTGCGATCGACACTGCGAAGAAGGTGCTTGGCGCAGTGTTCACGAGTGAGTCTGCGGCTAAAAAGGCTCTTGGTGAAACGATAAAAGATTATGCGGCTGAATCAGGGAAGCAAGCGCAATTGCTGTCAAACGCGCCGGGCGTAAAACAGTCGGCTGAAGGCATTGTGCCTCGCATGCGGGATTTTACCAATCGGCTGTTGGGCACGACACATGACTCGCCTGCAATTCAAGAGATGCTTACCGCTGAAGGCTATCAGACGAGGAAGCAATTTTACGATGCGGTTAAAGATCTTCCAAGTGCTCAGGCTATTGAAACGCCTGCAATTAATGCACTACATAAACAGGACGTCTTTCAAGAGGCTGAAAAAGCCGCAATGAAAAATGCGGGCAGTGTGCCAGAGTTTGGCCTTGTAGCCCCTACAGGCCCTGCTAGTCCCGGCAAACTGACATCTGACGCAAGGGGCAACTGGATCACCGTGGGAGCAAAAGAAGCAACCCCGGCAAACCTTGCTTACTATAATCAGGTGAAGATGGAGCTGGACTCCATTTATGAGCAGGCAATCCGCACGGGTAATACGACAAAGGCAAGTGCTGCGAAACTGGCAAAAGATAAGTTGCTGGGCGAGCTGGACTTGATTGTTCCTGAATATCAAAATGCTCGTGGCATTGCCGCCGATACGTTTACGGCTGCATCAGCTCCTGAAGCAGGGGCAAAGTTTTTTACGCTTACAGACAACTATGGCATCGACCAATTTAAAAGAGCATTTGACTCCTATAATTCTGTACAGAAACAAGCGTTTCAGGCAGGGTTGATGGGCCGCCTTGAGCAAGAAATTGCTAGCAAAAATCCTAATGTTTTGACCCAACGGTTTCTTGGGAACCCGCAGTTCATGCAGAAGCTGGAACATGCAATGGGTCCAGAGATGGCAGG